CATCTCCCATAAGATAACCTAGCACCCTAAAATTGATGTCTGTTGAGAAAGTTCTAAGCTCTTCTCCTAGATTGTTGAAGTTATTATCTGTTCCGAAGTTGCCTTCAATGAATACTTCATATCTGTGCCCTTCAGCTTCAATAAAGAATGTATTGATTTGTCCTGTTCTTGTCAAGAAAGGAGTTGTCAAATGATTCATTTGCTGCAAGTGGTCTGTAACGATCTTAAGGTTGTAGTTTACCTTGATATAGGTTGGAAGTGGAGCATACACTGTTTGGTATACAACCTTCTTATTCTTTCTCTTTCTGTTGGGATCGCCAGAGCCGATGGTTCTTCCGGGGCCGAACTTTCTTCTTGCAGTTGCATTAGCAAAATCTGAGGTCTTGCCCTGCAGTACTCTTCTGGCGATTGGTACGTTTACTCTTCTTGGGTCATTAGGTACTTGGCCGGGGCCATCAAAGAAGTGGGCCTGAAATGCACCCTTGAAATTTGGATCCTTCTCTACGCCTGTTCTTGATAGGGTCATCAAAGGGTAAATGAGGTCAGAGGCGTCGTCACGAATCTCTGGATTGTTCTTGACCTGATGAGCGCGCTCGGCTGATAGCCAGAGTAGAGGGGTCTTTTTAAAGCCCTTATTTGTCTTTGTGCTAAGAGCAAAATGGTCGTCTAGGTGTGTAAACATAGCTGTATCAATTGTCTCCAAGGTAGATGGAGTCAAAAGAATCTCTTGCACAATGTCATTGGCACCTTCAATGCCTGTGTATTTATAATCACGTCCCATCAAAAATCCCCTGTCTTGCCTTGAAGCATTTAGCGCTAATCTCTACTGGGTTTTCTACCTGTCCGAACATCTGACGAGGCTCGGAGGTACTTACGATTTCATAGAAGTCGTCACCGTACTTAACAAAGTCCCCTACTCTTACATAAAGGTCTTGATCTTCTTCAAGTCTTCTTCTGTGGAAGTGTACTGTAATCTCTTCCTGAATGTCCAAACCGATGCCAGTAGTGAACTTGGTCTGGTACTGATTCCATTCAACCATAGCGTATACACGCACGGGGGGAAGGTAATTCTTGACAATAGCTTCGCCATAGATTGGATGATACTGTGTTGTTTCGAGGTCGATTGGGTAATAGGCAACCTGTTGCCCAATGACTCTTTCGATCAACTCATCGTTGACTTGCTTTACAAGATCTTTCTCTTTCTTTCCAAGGAAGAGCGGTGGAGGAGGTGCTTCTGGTTGTGACCATTTATTGCTGCTCATCTATTACTCCTATCCTTGGTAAATCAAAAGTGGGATCTCTTGCTGAATCTTCTTGACACTCTCTAGGAGCGTTGCATCCTGCTCTGCTAGCTTCTCGTATGTCAAGGTATCAATGATTCCTACCAACTCTTCCTTAAGTGTCTTCTGCTCTTCACGAGCTTCAGAGATAAGTGCTGAGCCATTGAGGGTTACATTGTCACCGGGGATTGGTACTGATGCGAACTTTGATCGCACCTGACCTAGAGTCTCCTTGACTAGAGCCAAAGCATAACGGCGGATCCACTGCTTACCGATAGCGTTAATACTCTCGAATGGAAGGTTGTCGAATGGCAAGGTATTGATATTGTTGATTCCTGTCTCGCCATTGTCGACGCCATTTTGCTCGTCCCAAGGATTGCTTACGCCATCTACTGTAAACTCAAACCACATATGCTGGGTAAGCTCTGTAGAAGGCATTGGGAAGAGTCGAAGCTTGTTGTTGAAGATCTCGTATGAGTAATGCGAAAGCCTAGTATACAAGTGATCTTCATAAGCCATTGCCTGCAGCTTGTTCTGCCAAGCCGGAATAACTTCAAACGTAGTGTCGTCTGCGAACTGTCCATAGCCGCCTAGGTTGCCGACGACGTTTAGGCCACCGTAGTAGCCATAGAAGCGCCACATAGCCTGTGGGGTCTTGTAGAACACTCTACGAATTGTAATTCTTCTATTGGTCTCGCCTGAGCCAGTGCCAATGATACCAGCGTAAGGGACTGGGCCGCCTGTTGCTGGCTCGTTGTTGTTTGAAGCATTGTCGATGATGACCTGCTGAAGGTCGTAGTCTTGCAGATCACTCTTAAGCTGGAAGCTTGCAGAGTAATGCGGTAGGTCGCCGCCTGCAATGCCAGACTCGTTAGCGATACCGAGAGCAACCTTCTTTGCATAACCAAACTCGAATCTTGGGAAACGAAGGTTTACATTTGTTCCTGAAAGTTCGCCCTTTAGCTGTCCGTCGTGGTCGAAGGTGCCAGTTGCCTTGCCTAGGAAGTTACCAAGCGTGTTCTTGGCCTGATGTAGGTTCATAATGTATGAGTATTCTAGAACCGCTTCTTCATAAGCAGCGTATACATTACCGGGTGTAATTTCTAGATCTAGAATATCGCCACCAAGCTTCTTATAAACATAAGAGACTTGATCTGCAGCACCTGAAATAAAGTTTGCGTCATATAGTTGACTTGTTGTGTCTGTGTAAATACCCAATGGGTACAAGACCACATTGCCCGCTCCGTCGCCACTAGTCGCTGTCGATCCTGTCGCGGTGAGGATAACTGCACTTGTTGTGCTTATAGGATTCAAATTAGGATATGCCAAGGAGTCCTCCAACCTATCTATAAATAGTTTTATATAAATAGAAAAGCCCCCGCTTCGTGAGAAGCGAGGGCTTGGTTTAGCCTAGGGCCAAAACCGGGGTGTTACTACTCGTCGGCGATGAGGCCACGGCAGACAACGAGTCCGTACATATCAGGACGTACCATCTTCTTGGCGTAGCGTGTCATAACGCCCTTGCGAGGTACGAAGTCCTCGGTGCCGAAGATTGTAGGTGTGACCTGTAGTGGGACATATGGAGCGTAGACGTAGCCGCTCTCAAGGAAGCTACCACCCTTACGGCCAACGAGAACTAGGTTACGTGGGAAGTAAGGATCGACGTAGACGTCGAACTTCTTGGAGAGTGAACCAACGCGAACAGCGCCGATGTCGCCGCGCTCGGAGTCAGCAGTAACGCTTGCACGGAAGCCAGCGGTGAACTCAAGGATGTTGGCAACTTCAGGTGAGGTCACGATGAAGTTAGCGCCACCACGTAGAGTCTTACGGTGGATCTGAGCGGAGACGTCATTGATGGTCTCAATTAGAGTCTCGTACCACTCGGAAACAGTACCGGTGAAGTCAGGAGCGCCAGAAGCACCAATCTCAACACCTGTTGCACGGTTAACGAAGAGGCCCGGTGAGCGTGACCAGTAGAAAGTACCAGCCTTTGCACCACTGATGAGGTCCTGAAGGATCTCGTGGTCGATCTCAAGAGCGATCTGCTCGGAGAGAATGCTGGTGAGCTCAACCTCAGCGTCGAGGTTGTGGTAGGCGTTGAGGTCCTGACCGAGTTCAGGGGTCCACTTAGCCTTGAGCTTCTTGGTCTTTGCGGTAACGGCAATGCTGTCAACCTTGATGTCGATCTCAGGAATGCGGCTCTCACCCTCAAGGCCCATAGCTAGAGTTGCAACGCTACCGGGAGTAGCGGAGGAACCAGCATACTGGTCAGCGAGTGGTACAGAGGCAGTCTGAACAGCATCGAGAGCGGTTGCAAGATCTGCTGCAGTCTCTGAACCTGAAGCATTAACAACAACGAGGACCTTAGTAGCGGTTGTCTCGGTTGGGTCAAGCTGGGTTAGACGACGAACCTGACGGCCATCAGCTAGGCCAGTGAGGCTTAGCTCGACAAGCTGCTCACGGCTGAAGTTGCCGAGATCGCTAATGTCGATGGTAGCAGCTGCGAATGCAGAGCCGGAAACGAGGTCAGCGTCAAACTTGAGGAGACGTGCGAGCTCGTAAGCGTCTGTTGAGGTAGCCTCAAAGACAGGGATACCACCAGCGCTAACGGTACCGGAAGCAACCATTGTGGTAAGACCAGCAGCTGAAACGGAGCCAGTTGGGCTAGCGTAACCGCCGTTGAGTGCGTAAGGACCAGCCTCGGCGTTAGCGCCGGAAAGGTCAACACCACCAGTGATCTGGGCGCCGACGCGACCACCACCGAATAGTGACTCCTCAGCAGCACCGTAACCTAGACGTGGAAGACCAGCGCCGTCAGTTGAAGTGGTGAAGTCGAGGAAGAAAATGAGACCTGATGGGAGGCTCATTGGCTGAACGCTTACGATGTCGTTGGCGAAGAGGCCAGCGAATACGCGGCGAACGAGGGGGAATGCAACTGCGCTGAAGCCCTGAACGTCTCCACCACCAACTGCACCGGCCATTGCGGAAGACTCCTTGAGCAACTGCTTAGCCTGATTCTCTAGAAGGCGAGCCATACCGGCGCGCTTATGATCCTGATCGAGTCCTTCAAGAAGTCCTGTCTTCTCCCACTTGTTTAGAAGAGCAGCACCCTCTTTCTGGAGATCGCGATTTACAATACCTTCAGTAAGCTTATCAAATACTGACATTTTAATATCTCCTTAAAAATAGATAATTAGTTTCTTTTAATTCCAGCCAAACGTTGAAATCTATTTTTCAATTCTGATTCACCAGACTTTGATGAGATCTCTCTTCTTGGAACTACGTGTGAAGGACGACTGATTGCTTCGTTAAGTGATTCCATACCCTTGCTAACTGTGCTAGCAGGAGCATCCACTGAACTCTGAAGTGCTTCAGCAATTACCTTCGCATCCTTTGCGGATTCTGCCTTGTTAATGCTTTCGACAATACGATTCTTTTGTCGCCCATTTAGGGATTCATTAACAAGGACTTCATTCTGCAATGCCAACTTGGCATTAACAACTGTTAGCTGCTCAAGCTTTTCCTTGAGAGCTGTAACTGTTTGTGCTAGAACGGAGTTCTGTGCTTCTAGGGACTCCTTAAGTCCTGCAAGATCTTCCATTCCGGCCTTCAAATCTTCTAGCTCTTGCGCTTCGTCTTCGTCTGCGAGACGGGCAAGATTAATCTTTTCCTGCTCTTGGCGGTAGGCTT